GACATTCTTGGAAGAGTTATAGCAACTGCTTTTGTTAGGTTTGCTTGTTCTCTAATTTTTGCAAAAAACTTTTGCTGTGGTCCATATGCAAGACCAACTTTAGTTTGATCTAATGTAGTATTATCAATATTTTCATGTTTAATAAAAATATCATTGAATAATGTACCAAAACCAATAATCGTTTTGCGAATGATTTCGTGATAATAATAAGTACCTAACATCAATAATCTCCAAATGGGTTGTTCTCAGTAAAATCAAGTAGAGAATCTGACTCAGTTTCTATTTCTTCATTTGAATCAAAAGGATCATTAAAACTGTTATCGTCATAAGAATCTACAACATATCTAGCCGATGAGATAGATCCCACTATCACCTCTCCAGCACTAAATCTTCCACTATTTAGAGATACTTGCAGTTCAACTGGTGGATTTAATTGACTTATATCATCTCGTATCTTAAAGTTTTTAACTCTTGCTGTTGTTCCAGATAATGAACCAGTAACAATTTCATTGTAGATATATGTCCCAACCCCAGTTGTAGAAATACCAGAAAATTCTATTGTTGGAGCAACCGTATATCCAGAACCAACATTATTGAAATCAACTCTACTTATTGAACCATTGTCATCAACAACAGCTGTTGCAATTGCAGTTGTGCCACCTATACCAGTTGATCCAGTAAATGTAATTGTAGGTGCGACAGAATATCCTACACCTTTAACAAGTGAAGATATTGTTGAAATTCCACTATCAACAATTCCAAAGGTAATTGCTGCACCAGCACCACCACCACCATTTAAAATAATTAATGGTGGGTTATTTGCATCATATCCAGAACCAGGATTTAATAATCTTATTTCTTTCAGAGACTTAACACCACCTTTTGATGTTGTAATAGCAACAGCTGTTGCTTGTTCTCCAGATGGTGGTGGTGATATCTCAACTGATGGTGCAGTCCTGTATCCAAAACCATCATTTACTAATGAAATAAATCCAATCATTCCAGTGCCACCTATTACAGCAGTTCCTGTTGCTGTAGTTGCAGATCCAACTAAATTAACAGTTGAAATATATCCTTCATCTTCTACAGTATTATCAACTTCTTCAATTGTAGTATCAATAAGTTCATTCTCATATTCATATAACTCACAATTTAATTCATATATATAATTTTTTCCTAACTGATAAAATGGTTTTTCCGATTCAACTCTCTTAATTTCAAACAATCTTTCTCCAAGAGGAAAATATATTAAATCACCTTCTTTTGGTCGATTAATTAAATCTTCAAAAGTAAAATCAGTTATAAAACCATCTTTTATACCAGAAGAAATACCTTCCAAAAATGGTGCTATAAATTCCTCAAATCTTTCTCTTGATATTGTTAAACTTACTTCATTTGTTAATCTTAATCCAAATTTAGTCATTAAATCACTATTTGGATTATAACCCTCATAGTTATTCAAATATGCCTCTATAGCAAAAGAATCATCAAATTTTGATGATTGAACTTCTCGAATAATATTATCAGTTTTAAAAATTTTCCTAGGTAAGTAAAATACTTCTATACCATAAATCTTTAACTGTTCATTAATTACATCTTGGAGTAAAAACTGTTCATTTTTAGATCCTTGTAGAAAGAAGGGATTTAATGCCATGTGTCACTATCCTATAAAATCGAGAGGTGGCAACTCGTATTCGAGAGACATTCTTTGTTTTATGTCTGCCAATTCTCTCTCTGCATCCTCATAATACTGTCTACCATTCAACTCAATTCCACCTGGTAATCGAGTTCCACTAAATTTCATCATATTCAATCCCCACTGTCTTTTAATTAAGAGTGTCAAATATCTTTTTAAGAAACTATCGTTAAAAACTTTTGTAAATTGTGTAGGATCTAGTGCTCTAAAACAATCAATAACTAAAAAAGTATCCTTTGATTGTGCTTTCCAATCAATATCTAAATATAACCTATTCTGTCTTTTATTAAATCTTATTTGCTTATCTGTAGTTAATAAAAAGTCAATATCTTCCAAATATCTTTTCGTCATTGTATATTGAAGTAACTCAACTGAATTGAAGTAATAAAGATCATTTAAAAATAACTGATATTTAATACTAAACATTCCACCTGATATTGAACTTGTATCAAATTTGAATATTCTTTCGATTCCTACAACAGAATCTGGAACTTGAATGAAATTAGAGTTCTCGTAAAAATTAGAGGTTATTGTTCCAATTCCACTTACATTTGCGGTTCCTGTTGTTGTAACTATTCCAACACCATCTGTTCCACTTCCACTTGCTCTTTTAATATCATCTTCACTTATTTGATACTTCAAATACATTCTCTCAACACCATCAAAATGTCTCTCGTTGAAATACTGAATAGCATCATCAACTAAATCATCAATTTGATCGTCATCTACATTTATTTCTAGAACAGGTGCACCTAGTTGTCTTAAACAATAATCAACTAGTTCCTGTCTAGTGGTTGGTTTTGCCATTAATACGAGCCTCCATCAATCAATTGGGCAGTTAAGGTTCCAAGTACATTAACACCATCTACAGTAGTAGCCATTTTTTCAACATCATTAAAGAACAATTTTACATCTTGATTAGCAGTGGCTTCAAGATATCTTTCAGTGTCATCTTCTTTCTTAAGTAATATTTTATCACCACGAATTCTAAGATCACCGCCAGTATTTTTTAAGTATGTATGAGCACCTCCGTGCCATATCTCAAAATCTTTATTACTTCCAAATTCTAATCGAGTATTATCAAATAATATTAAATCACTTGTAGAATAATCCCATCTTGCATTAGAATTTGCACCTGTAAAAATTACATCATCGTTAAATGTTGTAATACCAGATACATTTAAATCCCCCGATAATGATAGTAGACCACCATCAAATGTTAAATTAGCATTATCTTGAAGTAATCCTTGAGGTCCAACATAAACAACACGACCAGCAGTTAAATTACCAGCTTTTATTGTACCACTACTTACTTCACCAGTAACACTTAATATGCTTGCTAATATACCACTTTTTGCATCTATCGCATTATTGAATGTAGATATTCCAGCGTCAACAACTATACCAGAAGCAAAAGTTGCAATTCCTATAAATGTAGAAATTCCAGTAACATTTAGATCAGTAAAGGTATTTGGAGCATTTGAAATTGCAGATTCGATTGTAGATGTTGTTACTGCGTCCAGAGAAATAATATTTTTTAATTCACGACTTGAACTTATAACTTCAACTTGACTATTACCCTCCCAAATTTTAAGACTTCCTAATATTCCAGTTGATACACCTATAACTTGATCCGAAGCGTATAAATCTTTAGCTAGAAGAGTTTTATCTACGGTAACATAACTCCCTGTAAACCTAGCGACATTATTAAATGTAGATACACCTGTAATCTGAAGATCTCCTCCTACATTTAAATTTTTAAATATTCCTACACCACCAGATATTTTTACTGCTCCTGTTGTTGAACTTGTAGAGTCCGTTAAATTAGAAAAAGATGAAATACCAGTTACAATTAGATTGGCACCATCAATTTCATCAGTTAAAACAAATTTTTCAGTTGTTACATCCCATACTAGTATTAAACCATCTTCATCTTTTCTTAGTGAATTGACATCACTTAAATTATTTAATCTCGTGGGAGGTGCTGATGCATTAGATAATACTCTAATTACATTTTGTGAACCAATTCTATCGTTTATGGTTGTCATTACCTTGTTACTCCAGATCTAACGAGTGCTGAACCCTCTATGGCTTTGTATTCCCGACCATTAACTGTCAATATTTTAATATCATAGACATATCTACCAGGTTTCAAGTTCACTGTATTTGAAGCAGTAAGAGATATAGAAATTATACCTGTCTCAGCATTAGCAATCGTAGTTGCAAAAGCAACATTAGTTTTAGATGCTGAGTGTTTTCGAAGCATTCCTGATGTAGATGCTCCAGTTAAATCTAAAAATTCGTTGGTACGAGTATCCTCCAACTGAAAGGAAGTATCAAAGTCAAACCCTTGTTCTATCGTGATATTGGATACATATACTGCCATTATTAGTCAATACGGTTTTAAATATTTATATCTAAGAGGATTTATTGATTAATCCCGATATTAATGACCTAAGTTCATCAACTTCGTCCCTTAATCTTTGAATTTCATTCTCTTGAATATTTTTTTGTTCCTGCAGTTTTTTGTACTGCAGGTAACTTTGGGTGTCGGTGTTTATTATTGCACCCGATCTTTCATCTCTAAAGAGATGTTTATGTCCTTTAACTGGAATCACTATGCTAATGCGATAACTCTTAAGTCTTTGAATCTTGGAGGATATGCCTCATTTGTTCCGCTAGATACAATCTTAATTTGGAATCCGACAAATTCATCTAAATCATCCACAGTAAATTCATACTCTCTAAACTCATCCTCTTGACTTGCTGGAACAAATACATCAGGTTTTCCATCATTAAATCTAGGATCAACAACAATCTTATCAATACCAACATTCCTTAGATTGTCAAAACCAGGAAATAGTTCATATGATTGTTCTATTTGATCCGAATCAGTTTTGAATAATCGATATAAAACTCTAAAGTCTGCTGATTCATGTCGATAAGCACTTACTAATACTTTTAATGATGTTGATGCTTGTTTTAGATTCACTTTCTGTGAAATATAACAAGTGGCATGTGGATCACCTGATATATTATTTGATCTAGTATCTGTTGCATAATCTAATATTGGTTTATTTAATCTATTTCTCAAGAATCTAAATGCACCATTCATTGTATCCAGCACGGGTGATAGATTTGGATCATTTGTGCTAAATCTAGTTAAAAGTGTAACTGATTTATTTCTAGGTAAACTACCTAATCTAGAATCTTCATTTGGTTCAGAACATAATAATCTTGGTGAAGATAATCTATTAATTTGATTAAATTCAACACTTTCAAATCCTTTATCTACAAATGATATTTCAGAACCACCCTCACTTGTTCCAGAAACTGATCTTAGTTGAGTTGAAACTGTTGTTGTTGGTGCTGGTACCATTACATTAAATGAAGGAATAAACGCATCATACTGGAAGTTTTGAGTAGCTACTGATTGACTTGCTCCTCCAACCTTTTCACCTGTGAAACTAACTTGATTTACTCCACTTGATCGATTAAGTAAATTTGCTCTCCCTGAACCTCTATTAATCTCTAGGAAATAACTATCACTTGTTTTTAACGACTGTAATGTTGAATTAGTTGGTACATTATGAGTTGTGTTAATACCTGTTAGTGATATACCATTGAACTCATATTTAAATGCCTGATCATTTACAAAGTGGAAATCTTTTGGTGAACCACCAAATCCTCTCTCCCCAACTGATAAGTTACCAACTCCAATTCCGTTATAGAAAATAATTTCTTTTCCAATTTGAACATACCCAGAACTAGTTGATATACCTTCAAAGGTAGCAAATGGTGTTGTATTTGCAACTGAAATGATAGTATCTGTTGAATTGACATCTGCTGTTAATAAAATTCCAGAAGTATCTGATTTTACACCATCAATTTGTACAACATTTTGAATTGAATTCATTGAATGGTTAGAGTTATTAACTTCAAGAATATTTCCAGAATATAAATCACCATTAACTGATGAATCATCTCTTATATCAACTCCAGAATCAACTATTGTGTTATTTACAATATCGGTATAATACACTAATCTTCTAGCATCATTGAATTTTTCACCTTGAACATTTGTTAGATATAAAGTGTCTATTCCAAATGTGCTAGTTACTGTTACTTCAGCATCAGTTCCTGCATTTCCTACATCTGCTGTAGTAATTCCTAAAACATCACCTACCGCATATCCGTTACCAGTTGATGCAATTGATACAGCACTAATCGAACCATCTGAACTAACTGTTACGATTCCAGTCGCTCCTGTACCTTGTCCTGTAATAGAATAAAAGTTAACCGTATATGGTGTGTTACTATCATCATATCCAGTTCCAATGCCAGTTCCTGAGGTAGGTATTGTTAAGTTTGTTATTGGTGCTCCAATTTTTTCTACAAATCCTTTCGCATCTGTAGAGTTTGTATATGGTGAAACATTAGACGCTGAGACTTTTGTTCCTACTGATATTGTACTACCTAGACTAGTAGTTGTATTAATACCAACTATTAACTTTCTTGGGTATGATTTTAATGAGTTATCCTGCAATCTAGAATTAACTAAATCACTAGTTGATAAGTCAGAGTTGAATAATGTAAGAGAACCAGGTGTAGTTACAAATGAACATTTATATAAGTTAAATTTCAAATCTTGAGTTTGAGTTGCTGTCCAAATAGTTCCATTCTGAGATTTGAATAAACTTCCACCAAGATATTGTTTAGTAACAATACTCTTTGATCCTTGATCAACTCCAAGTGTTTGGGTCTCAATAGTTTCTTCACCCATTTGAGCAATCCAAACTTTGTATTTGATTGTTGCTGGTGCTAGAATAACAATAGCATATTCCCTATCAGATTCTAAGTATATTGGAGATGGGAAAGTAACTCTAGTTGGTAATGAAGCATCAGTGGATGTTTTTATAATTGATTCTCCACTAGAATCTAACTGAGTTGGATCTAAAACTACTTCAGCAAAATCATAAATCAATTCATTTGTTGGGGTTCCTAATTCTACGGTTCTTATTTGAACAGTTAAAGGGACATTATCATCTTTTTCGAAGAAGAATAAATCTAATGATGATAAGAACATTCCCGTCTCATCTACAGTAAATGATTGTGCTAATGGATCAATTCTTCTTTGTCTTACTGGTGCAGGAGGTGGTGGTGGACGACGAACTATCGTTGTGGTTGATGTAAATGTATTAATTATTCCATTTGTTACATATCTTGCATCTCCACGAGTTATGCCAATTCCTTCATCTCCAGTCACAGGATTTGCATTATTGACACTTGAAGTCAATCTAAATGTTTTAGTTCCATTTGTAAATCTTAAAGGTGGTGGTGGAGAAGTATTTGGATCTCTAAAGAAGAATGCACCATATACTGAACCAAATGAATCTGGTATTAATCTTACTTCTGTAATAGTTGCAATTGCACCACTTGTTTGACCAACTAATCTTAAACCCTTCACAACTCTACCAAAAAACTCACCTTGAGCATCTTGACATAATGAAGCAATATCAACATTCAATACAACCGAAGATTCTGTATAAAAAGATCCTAAATTTAAAGTTGTATCATATGGATTACTTTGAAATACTGTGCTAGGATCATTATAAGTTCCTGTTTTATGATTTGGTTGTGCTAATCTGAATGAGATTAATTGATTTCCCTGACCAAATGTTCCGATAACAGTTTCACTTGCAGAAAATGTACCAGAGACCATAGAGATTTCCAATAATTTAGGAACAATGTCAATTCCACTCCTTCCTTCAAAGAATGGATAATGTCTGACACCTGGTGTTAAATTTAACGCACTAAATCCAACATTTCTAGATCTTATGAATGGTTCAGGTATTGATGAAGTTAATATTCTTTCAGTTGATGTTCCTTCAGTATCTCCAAGAATAGTTCTTGTGCCTCCATCAATTTCCACAACTCTTGTCCAGTTGTCTTCTGATGGATTTAAAGTTATTCTACCCTCACGAACAACAACTTCGTATGGGTTTACATTTTCAACTCTACTTGCTTGTGAATTACCAATATCACTTTTTACTTCAGTGTATTTTAAAGTTATTAAATCTCCTGTTTTTTGTACATTTGGATCTAATAATTCTAAATTTTGTGAAAAATCGGCAGAATTAATATCAATACTTTCAGATACACCCAATAGTGGTTTTATAGAAAAGAAATCTACTGGAGAAAGCATCTCTTCATTTTCAGAATCAATACTAACTTTAGTATCTTGATTATCTAAATCAAGTCTTTGAGCATCTTTAAAATCATCTACAAAAAATCCAGATTTAAATCTATCACCAGTTATATCTTTAATTTGTAAAGTTTTTGTGTCTATTTCTAATAAACTTAGACTGGTTATTACTTCTAAGTTTTCTATCCTATCTTCTAATTTTCCGATATCCCTCATGGTATATCTTCTATTATCAATTAATCTAATCTCAGCATCATCTGAATTATAAAGATATGCTGGAAGATTAATTGTAGCAATATGCATTGCACCATCAATTAAAGCTGGTGGTTTTGGATTGAGTGAAGATATGCCTTTTAGAACTGCAAAATCACCTTCATAGTCCTCCCCACTAGATAGAATTAACTTATCAATTCTAGGTAAGAAATAACTATACCCTAACCTAGACTCACCTTGTGGAGCAACTACAAAATTAATTGGACTTCCTGAGAAAAATCTACTAGTAAACGCAAATGGTGAGTAAGTAGCATTCACAGTACTTGTTACTCTAGGTCTAAAATCAAGAGTATCTGTAGACCTTAAATTATTTGCTAAGATTGGTATATCACTTGTAAATCTATCTTGATCATAAGAATTAACTGTAAATACATCACCATCATCTGTGGATGGAACAATATAGGAATTAAAGATTACTAAAAGTCTTCTTGATGGAGCACTTATGGTTGGTTTCCTAACAATTCTTGAATAATCATAATATTGCTCTCTTTGTCCTTTGTCTAAAGAATATTTTTCAGTGATTTTTGTATTATTTCCAAGAGTAATTCCTTGAACTGTGGTTTCAATATTCGACTCTTCAAATGTTACCAACTCACCTAATGTAAATTGATTATCTGTAAAATATGCAATCTCAACATTCTCACCGTCTACTCTGGTGACTAATTGAGCGACTGCTCCACTATCTTGTCCAATTATCTTTTCACCAACAACGGTATTTGTGTTTAAAGATAAACCAGAAATTGTTGTAAGTCTATCAAGAGTAGGATCATTCTCATCTTGAGATTCTAGAACAGAAACAATATTGACAACATCAGGAACATTTAATGATATTTCCCTATCTTCTATTCTCAATCCATAATATTGATTAAATGTTAGTCCATTTGTACTAGTAGATACACCAATTTTTGTTTTATTGACAATAAATTTATTACTTCTTGTAAATTGCTTTGATTTACTTACAATTCCTTGTTTTTCTAC